CAAGATGATGGATCAGTAGAAGTAGATTTCGATCCAAACGCAGCATCACCAGAAGGTGGTGACGAGCATTACGCAAACTTAGCAGAATTTTTACCAGACGAAGTATTAGATGAATTAGGATCTGATCTTACAGGTAAGTACAATGATTACAACGCATCAAGAAAAGATTGGGAACAAAGTTATACAAAAGGTTTAGACTTACTTGGTTTCAAATACGATATGCGAACAGAACCATTTCAAGGTGCAAGTGGTGCAACGCATCCAGTTTTAGCAGAAGCAGTTACACAGTTTCAAGCATTAGCTTATAAAGAATTATTACCAGCCAACGGACCAGTGCGAACACAAGTTGTTGGTGCACCTAATCAACAAAAAGCACAACAAGCAGAACGTGTCAAAGATTATATGAATTACGAGCTCATGGAAAAAATGGAAGACTATGAGCCAGAATTTGACTCAATGCTCTTTTATCTTCCTCTAGCAGGTTCAGCGTTTAAAAAAGTTTATTACGATGAGCTTGAACAAAGAGCAATGTCAAAGTTCGTACCTGCAGATGATTTGATTGTCCCGTACTCAGCTACCTCATTAGAAGATGCGGAGGCAGTCATTCACCGGGTTAAGATTTCTAAAAACGATTTAAGAAAACAACAGGTTGGTGGTTTTTATTTAGATATAGAATTAGGCACACCAGGTTATGAAGAAAACGATGTTGAGAAAAAAGAAAGAGAACTTGAAGGTCAAAGAAAATCTAAAGACGATGACATTTATACTTTGTTAGAGTGTCATGTTAATTTAGATCTAGAAGGTTTTGAACACACAGATGAAAATGGTCAGCCTTCAGGAATTAAAATTCCATACATTGTAACTGTAGAATTAGCGACAAGAAAAGTTTTATCTATCAGAAGAAATTACGAAATTGGAGATCCGAAGAAAAGTAAAATAGATTACTTTGTTCATTTTAAATTTTTACCTGGACTAGGTTTCTATGGCTTCGGTCTCATCCATATGATTGG